GGCTGTTGCAGTGGATCTCAAAGCCATGTCAAAGGCTCCGCCGGCGCTCATAGTCACATGGGTATGCAACCCGTTACCGCTGTAATCAAGTATCAAATCATCATTTTGAGAGGAGGCAAAACTGCCCGAGGGTTCATTAAATTTAAAATAGAGCTTCAGGCTCTTATCCTTAGGTACAAAAATTGACCTCTTTGAAAACTTCTGTATCTGTTCCTCAGTTCTAGCAGACTCAAAAATTCTCAGTTCATCAATGGCACCCGATAATTGAGCCTGAGGTGTGAATTCATACAACGATCCCATCGACTGTTTGGATCCGCTCCCTATCATCAAAGAGGCATTCTCAAATCCCATCGAGCCGAACAACCCAATACTTGATGTGGACTTCAGTTCACCATTAATATACATCGATATCCGGCCGGTACTATTTCTATCATAGACAGCAGCAACATGTTGAAATAGACCTTTTTGTATTGCTGCACTAGCGCTGATGAATGTTGATCCAGAAGATAAAAGGGCCACAACACTACCATATGAGCCCTCCGCCGATGCGGAAACCGCCAATGTAAGACCCCGAGACAGGCCTCCGGCCGCACTACCGGTGATTCTCTGCACAATTACACTATTATTATTGGACGCAGAATGAACGAGTAGCTGCATCTCCACTGTGAATGGTGAACTACCAAGACTTAAAACATTCTGGCCGGTGGACGCCATCCCCCCGACCAACTGATTGGATCCCTTGAGAGCTGTTACTGAGAGATAATTGGCAGTGGTGAAATTAAGATACCCTCTTTGTTTAGGGAATCGATCAAGAACGTGCCTTTGAAATCCAGACAGCGAATCGACGAACTCTTGATATTCTGCTTTGGTTCCATCAAATGGGTAACCGTTTATGATCTTATCTAAGGCTGTCTGCACCTTCATTTCGGCAGAATTGAAGAAAGTGTGATTCTCAAATCTCGAAAAGTCTACATTAAGTTGTTGTGTACTCTTAAGCGCTGACCCGGCCGGATCATATCTAAATGATCCAGTTGGGTCCGGATTACCAGAGTCTTCATCAATAGCGGTACCGGCCAGTGTTATCTCTTCAACTTTGGTCCCGCCAGCCCTCAGACTCCTGGCAACACTAGGCTTGAACAGAATATCTTGAAAGGTATTTTGACTCTTTGCCAATGTCTTACCTCACCACGAATTGGGCTCTTGAATCCTTTGTTATGGTACGCACGCCTCTATTCACAATCAGAAACTCGAATTCATAGACCCGACCCATGGGTAAAACATCAATATGAAAATCAAAAAACATCCCTTCAGCATCTGTGGATACGCGAGTTGAATTATCATCCTCTCCAAAATCAAAAATAAGACGACTGCTATCTACATCCCTCACCCTATAATAGACTTGCTCAAAAATTACAGGTTTTAGGTTGATGGGCACTTTAACAGGAGACTGTCGCTCATCCTTCAAATCTCTACCAAAAATCCTCAGTCGTATTTGATCATCTTTTCTGTACTCACTATGGGCATTAGTCATGTGTATCACCGGTTCCTGCGTAGTAAAGTCTCCTGAAAATCTGGGGAGTCTTTTTATTTCTATCGAACCTGTATGAAAACCAACTGAATTATCCAAAGAATACCAGTATTCGTCAAATATAATACTGCCACTAGTAGCCACATATTTGGCCAATGTATCGACGCCGTTTATGACAGAAGTGTCATTAGATGGAATTGCAAAGCTAGCGCTATAAACCCCTGTTAAGTAATTTTCGCCGCTAGCATCAATAGTACCGCCTGTATGTTGCGATGCAGAGATGACCTTACTGAAACTCCCCGATACTAATTTTAGGTGAAGACAACTACTACCGGTAATTGCCGTTAATGCAGATCCAGAAACTATGTGGGCTGCTCCGGATCTTGCATATGAGTTTAAAAATAGAGAGCCAGACAAATCAAAAAAGAAATTTGAATGATTATCTTGATGGCTATCCGCAAAAGAGATCTCAACCCTCGGCCTTAATAAAGGATCCGCCACGTGCCTTGACGCAAATCTTTTTACAAATCTTGATTTCTCATCATTCTCATCACTCCCGCTAAAAGAAATCCTGAATCCGTGATTGGCCAATTGACCCGCAACAGTTGCAGACACCAGAGTAGTAATATCAATTGCCAAATCTTCTGTTCCATTAACAAATTTTTGTTCTCCAATGATATTGACTTGTCCATTTCCATCCAAGAAATTGGCCTGCGCGATAATGTCTATACTCGCATCACCTAAAGTTCCAGCTGTATTTGCTCCGGATGAATTCCACAAGACATCGGCAGAGTCGGTGTATGATGCTGTTAGGAAATTACAAGCATCTAGATCACCGAATGAACTCACATCCTTGCCAATACCTTCATCAAAGGATTGAGAGAGTGGAAAAACTGCGACATTAAAATTGGCCGGGACAGCATTTCCTGCTCCGATATCAAAAATCTTAAGGAGTGCTGTAAAATCACTTCCAGCTACATTAATTTTAGAAGAGGTAAGTTCGTGTACCTTGTGATAATCAAACTTTATTAATATTCTTGAGAGTTCATTTAGGCTTCCCGTACCCTTGAGCGTCGTCTCATCCCATAATTTGAAGAGATCCAATGTACCTGCCCGGCCGGTGTTAGCATCCTCTGCCCTAAACTTGCTGTCAATTATCTTATCTGTGATATAAGAATCAGAACTCGCAGTACAAAAAATTTTCATTTTAATCTCATGCCGCTGTGCCTATCAAGTCATCTTCCGGAAACTTTAATTCAAAAAGTGATCCAGGAGGACCGAAGATGATACCGTTCTTAGTACTTCGTTCAAATGGAAATACTGAGGTTGAGTACTGCCGATCCTCCACATTGCCCACCCTTGGAAACACCTGTAACTCAGCCAGAGAGATCACATAATCGGTGTTGATTATCACGTTTGTAATGTCATCAATGATTAAAGGTTGATCTATTTGAAAATATTTCCTTTGTAGGGCAGTTGACAGCCTACTGTTAATATTTTGTAACAACTGCATCTTATTCACAGATGGTGCCACAATAACAGAATACCTCACACCAAAGTTCATAATTTGTACATCTAGAACATCCATCGCATCGGATATTAACCTGAACTCGTTGAGATATATACTCAAATTCTTCTTAGCCGTATCGGGTGCATTGATTAAATTTCCGTCCCTATCTAGAGATACAACAAAAAGCAACGCTGCCAGCGGATTCACAGGATTTGGCGATATGCTCGCTCTATAAATTCTTCCAAACTGGGCTGGCATCGTATAGATTCTAGCTAACAGATCCTCTCTTGTGACCATTCTCGACTGACTCTGCCTCGCTGTAGGAATTAGGTGTCTAAGTTCGTCCAAGCTGGGTGCGATGGACCCTCCCACTGCTGGGCCCTCATTAACCACTGTCATTGATTGCCTCACGCCCAGCGCACCGAAAGGATTAACTGTCTGCCTGAACTCCAGTAAAAGTGCACTGATCTCAGAGATTGAATTAGATGTCACATTATGTGAAAGGCCTCCTCCATGTCTATATGTCACTGTCAGTGTTGTCCCACGGGGGGCCGTGCCTAATGTGTGAGTCTGGAGTAGCGAATTAGGATCTATACTGAATCTCGGAAAATTCTTCTTGCCGTAAAGGGGCAAAGCGAGCTCGCTAGGATCGGGTAGTATATCATCTTCAAGAGTTTCAGCATCACCGGCGCCAAACTGAAGTGTCGTTAGTTTAGTGGTTGGATCGAAATTTCTAGTGTATCTCTTGGGGGCTGGTATGATCTCTAAGTTGCTAGACACTAACAGAGCATCTGATTGGGTGTTCTTAACTTCGATAAAGACTGTATCTTGACTCAACGATTTAACTTCGTAATATGTCTCCTTTTCTGAGTCTGTGACAGATGTTACGACGGACACATTCTCATTAGCTAGAGTTATTTTACGAAAGGCGACATGTGCATTTGGAATCGTAAAGGTCTCTGTTACCTCGAGGCCGGATGCCGCATCGACCTCTCTGCTGACAGCATATCTTACTGGTATTCCAGCGTCGTTGGTTGCTCTTACTATATAATCGCACAGATAAATGCCATTGATATCTGTCTCCGCAAAATCTAGATCCTCCACGGTAGTGAATGTAATGCCCTCAAGAGATTTTGCTGTTGTCCCCTGCAGCACAACAGGCAAATTCTTAATATTAGGTCGGTATCCACCGGCGAACTGTTGCGCGTCTACCTCAAAGGAAAATTTAAGTGTTACAGATGCAGGGGTTGCTCCAAAGATATCAACACCAGCATTCTGCAGGTGGGTTTTGATGTTGTCTGGTTCAACAGTCTTGAATGGATCCAGCTCCCTAAATTGATGATCCAGATAATAGGATAAGGAGTCACCCACAGTCGCTGCCATGTCCACCAGTAATCCGCCAACAGAGGACTCAGAGAAATCCTGAATCTTGTCGGGGAAAAAAATTCTGGCATGTTGAATCAAATCAGATCGGAATGCCTCGAAATCCTTAGACAGGAAGGTCCTAGTGGCTGATTTCTTTATCTTCTTTTTGACATTTACTCCCATGTATTCTATCCTGCTGCGTAAATAATTACTTCAACACCCTGATTACCCAGCCCTAGCTTGGGTACCGAATATATTACCTTGATCCCAACGACCGCTAGGCCAACTCCCGCCTCATCATTCTCTCTAATTGGCTCAAAAGTCTGCAATTGAATGTACGGCATGTACTTCTCAGTTGCCCTTCTAATTCTATTTATCGCTTGAACGTCGCCACCTTCAGTCCCTAATTCGAAGGCCAAGCCCTCCAGATTTGCACCAAAATCATGCAACATCAATCGATCGCCATGATTAGTTGATAGCATATTTCTGAAATTATCTTTTATCTGCTCCCCTAAACTCGTTCGCATCTTAAATGGGCCCGAATCTCCGGAAGTGCTAAGCTCCATGGGGGTCTTAATGCCCACAGGAATATCAGCAGCTGTATCTATTAAACTGGCTTGGAAATCATCATCTAAGCGACCAACCGACTGGAAGTCATATTTTTTTAGTATTTGACTCACAAGAGACTCCTGTAGTTATAACTATTTGGGTCTTGGGTGGAATTAAGGTTACATATTTCAGATGTGTAAGATACTTCTTCTAGGACAGACTGCCTTCCCCTTTTCCCGTACCGGGCGAGGACGTCGCCGGGACGGCGACCGGTGGAGCGCTCGTAGTCATATATCCTAGGAGCTGGATCCCTCCGACGACGTCGACGTTTGTCTCAACTTTTGCTGTGAGCGCGAATTTGTGTATACC